GTATTATTATTTATATTTATATTGTGTGAAATTTTTTCACACCCCCTATGAAAATTTTTCACACCCCCCTGTGAAATTTTTTCACACCCCCTATGAAAATTTTTCACACCCTGTGAAGTTTTTTCACACCCCCTCTCTGCCTGATAGGACACTCTTTTTTCGTTGTTATTGAGAATGATTTCCGTTTTGCTAATGTAGTTATTTTCCACGAGCTTGTTAAGAATCGACATGACGGTTCGTCTTGTGCACCCTACCCAATCTGCAAGGTATTGTGCCGATCCAGTGAATTCTCCTTGCTTGTTCTGCGAGAATCCGTAGATAATCGCATAGACGATAAGCTCATTCCCTGATAGCTTTAAGTCTGTTCTCATCCACCCCTGAATTGTGATGTAAGTTCCGTCGTTAATCATATCCACCTCCTAAAAAGGCAAATCATCGTCCACTCCGATAAATGCGTCGGTTACACTTTCGCTTCTCTGTTCTTCCCGGTGTCCGTCGCTGTTCGGTTTGGTCAAGAACTCGACTCTGTTTGCTACAACATCAGTTGTGTAAACATTCTTTCCGTCCTTGCCATCGTAGCTTCCAGTCTGAATTCTGCCATCGACCGCTACCATGCTTCCCTTCTTCAGGTACTTGTTGCAGTTCTCCGCCTGTTTGCCGAATGCGATAATGCGAATCCAGTCTGTACCCTCCGTCGGTCTATCCACAGCCATTGTGAACTTGCATATAGCCGTGTCCTTATGTGCTCCGCCGTATGTCAGTTCAGGGTCTCTCCCCAGCCGACCAATCTCAATTACTTTGTTCATGCTTCTCTCCTTCCAGTAAGTAATTAATTTCTTCTCTCGACATTGTTTCAATGCCTTGAGCTTTGCAATCAAGAACGACTTCATCAATCAATCTTGACATTGACTTTGTATCGTATTCGGACGTCCCGTAATACGCTTTCAAGTTGTGGTAACCGGCAGTTCTTCGGCACGGCCCAATATCATCTACGAACCATGCTATACCGTGACTGCTCCACACCTTCGAGAAGGCCTCTAACGCGTCCTCTCGCACGGGGATTACATAATATTGACCAAATCCCCTTACGTAGTACTTGTAAAGCTCTATGGGGCTGTTTTCGACCTTAAAAGCCAACTCTTTTAAAAGCACCCACATATAAGCGTTTGCGTCCAGTGACCTTTTCTTCTTTCGCCGCTTGATAGACACCGTGTATTCCGCTTCAGAATCTACCTTCCCAGCTTCATCTATGATTCTCTGAAGCTCCGCAGCTTCCTTCATGTCACACTCAATCGTTAGTTGTGCGCTCCACAGTGTCGTCTGAAGATTCAGATTCTTTATCCGCATAGTTCTTTCCGAAAACCTCCACAAATTCTATGTTCGGGTACGCTTCCTCAAAACGTACTTGCGCCCATGATTTCAATCTATCGTTTAATTCCCTGTTATGGTGTACTCCGTGCGGCGGCTCATTGTGGTGAGCGTGGCACAGATAAACCATCATTCCGTAGGCGGTACTGTTCTTCCGATTAGCACCGCCGTATACGTGATGTTCTTCCGTATTCGGATTCCCACAGAATAGGCATCCGGATTCGCGATCCTGTAGTATCGACTTCATCAAGCGTTCGCCTTGTCGATTTTGCTGTTCAGAACCTTGCTTGCGTGAACATAATCCGCTTTTGTCATGTCCGAAATCTTCTCGACTTTGTAGTACTTCAGGAACTTCTCAGTATCCGTTCCCAGTTCTTCCATCATCTGTTCAAGTACTCTGCACTCAGACTTTGAAATCGGCTGCATTGCCTTCTGATTTTCCTTTGCGTTCAGAACTTCTTCTGCACTGGCGATGGAAGTGTCGATTCCGATACCGCAGAATCCAAGCGCTCTTCCAACCGCCGATGTTTCGCAGTTCTCAATGTATGAAGTCTTGTTGATGAAGGAAGAACCTTCCTTCTCGTAGGCAAGACCCGTTCCGAGAAGAACGTCATTGCCTTCATCGTCTTTCGTCCAAGCCTCCGCTCTGATAACGCACACACCGCCTTCGAGGGAAACAATGTCCGTTCTGATACTTCCCATCGGGTAAAGCTTGCGGAAAGCGGTTACACGCTGTGGAACCTCCGCATAGTCCTTGCCTTTAACATCGGTTGTCTTAAGTTCTGCATTAACCGCTTTAATCTGTTCATAATTGATAGCCATTCTCGTACCTCCTAAAGTGCCATTCTCATCCATTCGCTATACAGCGCTCTGTTAACGTCCTCGATTGTCTCGGTGTCCTCGTAGTCCTCTTCCGTAACCACTTCTTCCCCGCAACAAGGGCAATAGTGGTACGTCGCCCAGAATCTCACTCCGAAACAGTCCTCTCTCATTTCACCGTCTTCAGTGATATCCTCATCGGAGTAGAACGCTCCGCAGTTTTCACATTTGTATTTCATTTTTGTTCTCCTTGTGTTACAATACAGATGGTTGTGTAGTTTAGTCCATGCTTCGGCATGGGCTTTTCTCTTAGAATGGGAATTCCGCCCATGCCTTCAAGCCTTCGGGATGCTGACCAAGCACTTCCTGGTCGTAAAAAGGGCATGTTCCCCACCCGTATTTCACGGTGTAGTCTTCTGTTGTGACGTGGTAAATCCCCAAATCAGGAGTCGCATAAGCGATAAGGTACTTTCCGTCATGCTTTGGGTTATCCCCGAAATTCCATGTAATATCCTTGTGAAGCTTCATCTTTCACACCCCCTATTCCATAGTCCCGGTTTCGATAAAGTCCATTCTGTCCTTGTCTGCATACAGTCCAAACACCACCCAGGAAACAATCTTCTCGAACACCTTGTAAGCTTCCATCAGCTCGTCAAACGTTCTGCTAACGCTTCTCCCGTTCTTGTCGTTATAAGCTCTCACCGCATACTTGCTTCCGACCTTGTTAATGCTGTAATGCACCTGTCTGCTAACATCATCAACGCTTGTAATCATGAAATCCATTCTACATACCTCCCCACAAAATCATTGCTACCATCATCAGTGTTCCGATTGTGCCTCCGATGTACATTCCCACGGTGTCGCCGTTGTACTCCTCAGCCGCTTCCTCTTCGAGGAACTTTTTAACCTTCAATCTCAAGCTCTTCATAACCTTTTTCCTTTCCTTTGCGAAAATCATCAATATTGAGTCGAATGCACTTCCCAACTCTGTAGTACGGGATTGAATCGCTCTCAATAAGTCGGTATACAGACACCGTGCTAATCCCCATGATTTCCGCGAACTCTGATACTTTCACAAACATCACAGCCTCCAAAGTTTACTTTTCTTCAACCTCGTTTGAAAAAAAAATATCCCGAAACTCTTTCATTGTCCGAATATCAAGCTTTCCTACAAGGTACTGTTGTTCGTCCGGCGTAAATTTTGCCTTATTTGTTATCTTTCCCCATAGGGCTTGTCTCGATATTCCCATTTCTTCGGCTAAATACGACTTTTTCATACCAGAACTTTCAATCCTGTCATTCAGCTTTTTCGTATTTATCAATTTGCACCTCCTTTCCTTGAAGGTTCGCTTTTCTTCAACTTCAACCATTATAGTATCACTTCTGACACTTTCCGTCAACACTTTTTTTACAATTTTGTAATTTTTTATTTAACATCGGCACGCTTTATGTTATCTTGACGTTGAAAGAAGGTGAATATTATGAATGGCAATATTGGTGATAACATTAGGGCAATGAGAAAGAAAAGAGGATTGTCACAAACGCAACTCGCAATCAAGCTTGGGTATAAATCTAAATCAAGCATTGCAAAAATAGAAACTGGAAACGGCGATGTTCCGCGAAGTAAGCTCCCGCAGTTTGCAGAAGCACTCAACTGCTCAATTTCCTATTTAACAGGGTGGAATGAGCTTCAATCCTTCGACGATGAACACAGTGAAAAAACACCGTATGACATTCTATGCGATAAAATCGGTCGCTTGTCGCCGTCCGATGTAGACACGGTATCGGAGTATGTAGATTTTGTACTCAATAAAAACAAGGGGAACTAATCATGCATATAAAGCAACTTGAAAAGAATAAGTACAGAGTGTGGATTGATATTAACACCGACTATGTAGGAAAAAGGAAGCAGAAATCAAAAGTGTTTCACGCTTCCACAAAACGAGATTTAAACAATCAAATAAATGAATGGGTTGAGTCAATATCGGGAATATCCGCCCAATGCAGAACTGTTTCCGACATGTGTAATGCTGTATGGAGTCAGGTTATCAATAATAAATCCCCAAATACGATTCACACCTACAACGATCAGCGCAACCGCATAGACAACACCATCGGTTTGTTGCGCCTCGAAAAGCTCTCCCCTCGCACACTTCAAATGTGGGTTGATGATTTATCTTCCGAGCTTTCACCGAGAACAATCCGCTTCACATACTCCCTTCTTCGTAACTGTTGCTCTATTGCTGTGACGTGGAATCTCATTAAGACGAATCCATGCCACGACGTGAGCCTTCCTTCCGTAAGAAAAAAGGAAGTACAGATATTGTCACCTGAAGATTTCACTGTTTTCTGCTCACACCTAGACGAACTGCCACTCGATTATAAAGTCTGTTTCGAACTTGCGTTGTTTGGATCGCTTCGAAAAGGGGAAGTGTTAGGAATAATGGAAGATGAAATTCCTGATGACGGAAGGTTCTATATTAAGCGTGCAAGGTATTCACCCAATTTAAGAGAAGTGTTTGTCAAGGAAACGAAAACATCTTCCGGAGAACGACTATGCATACTTCCACAATTAGTGGTTGATGATGTTATAGCACTTCGTAAACAGCACATACAGAGCAAACTAAAGTATGGGAAAGCATGGGTTGATTCACCTTATTTGCTGAAAGAAGAAAACGGAGAAGCTTTTCACGCTTCTCTATGTATAACACGGCTACAATCCTATATGAAGAAAATAGGGCTTGAACCAATCACATTTCACGCACTGCGTCACACATACGCTTCGATATGCATTTCATTAGGCGTGAATCCCGAGATAGTATCTAAGCGCATGGGGCATTCAAACATATCAACAACGCTAGGTATATATACGCACTTATTCGAGCAAAGAAATAATGATGACGAAATAGCGTCAGCATTAGGAACGATGTTGTCTCAATCTGTGGAAAAGTGCGACTAATCTTATCAAATGTTACATTCTCGTTACACCTTTTAAAGTAATCACTTCCAAGCCTTTTAATATCAACGATTACAAACAACTTCTCATAGATTTTTATTATTTGTGAAGTGGATAACACCCGATAACATCTCTGTCGAAAATGTTGAAAACTCCGCATTTCTCGATAGGGGTGTTATGCATTGTTATATAAAGTTATAAATTATTTTGTTACACGCTTGTTACATCTTCGGGGGAAGGACTGCTATACCCCTTCCGCCCGTCTATGTATGATTCCTTCGCCGCATCTATAGCTCTTTCAAGCATTGCTAGATTTGGTCGAAACTCTTCAGGAGCTTCTATTTCATCATTCATTAGCTTCAGCTTATAGTCTTCTAGAATGTGTTCGGCTACAAGAATACGTGCGCCTAAAGGGTTGCACAAATGAGCAAGCATGAGTTGTATCACGGAAGCAGGACTCGACCCATGATTTCCTGAATAGATATACACCAATGCAAGCTTATCTTCGGCGGTTAGGTTTTCGCCCATTAACTCGTATAAGCGATCCACGTTTTCCGCATTTTCGCTCTCTCCCAATGCAAACTCATCAGGGTATGTCAATATGAACATATATGGAATTGGGTTCTCTCCAACGGTCCTAAACCATTCTATCATTTCACTCACGGTCGGTTCGCTTTTTCCGTTTTCCCACCTACCTATAGTTCGAACTTCTACATTGAGTGCTTCCGCCATGGAAGATTGAGATTTACCTACTCGCGTCCTTGTGTACTTCATAATTTCTCCAACTGTCATTTTTCACACCTCCCACCTTATTTTATATCAATCGGACAAAAATGTAATCATTTTCATTTGAATTCGGTGTATTTTTAGAATTGTGATTTTGTTTCAACTTCGATACAATCCAACTTATCAAATGTAAGGAAAGGAGCGTATCAATGGATAATTTTGTTCGATTAAGTGGAATGCTTGCTAGAAGGTATGATGATTATTTTGTTCTTGACTGCAATGGCGTATTCGTTCGCTGTGTTGATTATGACACATCAAAGTTTAATATCACCGATTGCTTTGTTATTACTGGTCACTTGCTCAACCAATACAGACGGAATGTGAACACGCTGATTGTGAGCGTTGATTCGCTCAAGTTTGTCACATAGAAAAAAGAGTCGGGTTTCTCCGACTCTTTTCTCTGAATACCGTATTGTTAAATGAGAAAGGAGGCGCTCAATAATGACTCTGAACGCTATTATATACACGCTTATTGTACACCTCCAATCATCACATTTCAAGAACATTTGTTCTCTCACTGCTTTGTAATGTCGATAGCAAGATTGCTTCCGGTGACGGCTTGACCGCCGATTACAACAGTCAGCGTGGAGCTGTTCTTTCCGCAGTATAACCGCACAATACCGCTTGTTCCCAGTGTGACGGTATCACCGATTGCCTTGATGGTCTGTGTAGCATTCATTCCGGGAACGGCTGTACCGTCCTGATAAACCGCCATTGTGACATTTCCAACCGCAGTTCCTATCACCGTAGCCGTAACAGCAACATCATAGTAGCCTTGACCGTTCAGCTCCATGGCATTATTCGCCATTTGACAGCACTTCCCAAACCGTCTAATGATGGTATTCGGCTGATAGGTTCCACCTTCCGGAATCGTCGCCGTGCTTGTATTCACTGCATAAATCGCACTTTTGCAACTCATAATTCCCTCCTTGGCTATATGCCTTTACACTTGATTAAATAGCGACTCCGCATCCGCAGTTACCGAACGGATTAGAACCACTGCAATAAGTAGTAGCGTTAGGGTATCTTACGACACCGCACATTGCGTTCTGCATCTGAAGCTGCGTAACCTGTGCCTGTAACGACTCAATCTTGTTCTGAGATAATGCGTCAAGAATCTTCTGAGTCTGTGCTGTAGTGTTCGCATTGATGTTCGCCGTATTGATTGCGCCGTTATAATTAACGCCGTCAATACCCCTCTGAGTGATACAGCAACAATCAGAAATTCTGTTCTGAGTCTCATTGAAATTTCTCAAAGTCTCATAACCGAGATTTGAAATGCCGTTCTGCACGCCCATGTAATCGTTCTGAAGGCTATCATTAAGTCTCCCGACCGAATTCTCAAGACCGTTGAAGTTCATCGCATTACACAACCCCGCTTCGGTGACAGGTTCAGATTGATTGCTGCCCCTGTTCCAATAGCCTCCGCCCATCATCATGAGAATCAGCAGTGCGAAAATCCACATTCCACCGTTGCCAAAATAATCATCATTATCCTTTGTCACGGCGGCAATGTCCGACAAGCTCATGTTTTCCATTTCCTTCTCCTTCCTTCGGATTTCTCCGAATAAGTAAAATAATTGACGATAAATTTAACTAACTTCCGCGAAAGTCAAATAATTTCGAAAAAACTAAAATAACTTTCGCTAAATTTCACTTGCGCAAGTGGTTATTAAAAAAATATGGTAGTTTTTTTAAATATGTGTGCTTAATCGTTTCAAAACGTGTCATTTCGTGTCAGAAACGATACATTTTGTGCCGATTCTAAGTTTCGCTAGCTATTTAATGCTGTTCATAAATTCGTTTACATCGATTCCACGTTCCCTACAGATAGAGCGCACCATCTGTTCCGCAGATACTCCCCTTCCCGATAACATACCCATGACATTCTGCATTTGTCTTGAATCGTTCATCATAGCTTTTGCACGATTCGCTAGATCACCTAGCTGATTACTGTTCTGATTCCTGAATATGCTGCTTCCCATTTAAGACTTCCTCCTTGAATTGTTCGAACTCTGCCTTTGTGATGTACTCCTGTGAAACATTCGGTGTAGCCGTTACCTCTTCAAATCGAAAGATTCGAATTGTTGGGAACCCCGCACCATCGGTTGACTTGAGATAGAATATGTCCTCTGCACCATCGAATAGTGCAACAACGCTGTTCGGGCGCATTTGATACGCTTTAGCACCATCAAGACCAGTTACCCGCACAAGCTGTTCATTGCCCCCATAAGGCTGATAAAATCCGTACATGGTATTATTCCTCCTTGTCCAAATTGTAATAAGAAAAACGACGGTCAACCTTTCGATTAACCGTCGTCTTCCTATCACATTTTTACCTGTAAACCCCTCGTTGCCTCGGAGGCAATATTGGGTCATATGCCTGTACTTCGTCATACTTCCGTTTAAGCCTACTGATAATCCTATCAATTGTCGAAACAGACAAGTTCAGTTCCATGGCTTGCTTTGTTCTGCTCCAACCAGCCGCACGTGTACGCATTACAATTTCTTCATCTTCGGACAAGTTCGCCTGTTCGATGAACCGTTCCAGTACTATTTTAGTCCATATTACTTCGTTGGTCATGTCGCTCACCTACTTTGTAAGATGTTTCAGAGGGTCCACTGGTTCCCCGTTAATCATCATCTTAAAGTCGAGGTGCGGACCGGTGGAGACTCCCGTATTTCCTGACCGGGCGACTTCCTGACCCCGTGCAACCTTCTGACCCCTCCTTACACCGACTTTAGACAAGTGGCTGTACTGAGTGACTACTCCGTTTCCGTGGTCAATCTGAACGATGTTTCCATAGCCACCCGACCAACCGGTCGCTACAACCGTACCGCCATCGGAAGCACTAACCCTCGTACCTTCAGGAACGGCAATGTCGATTGCCGGGTGATTCGAGGAAGCACCCGCAGTAGGCGCATTTCTGTAGCCGAAATAGGAAGTAATTGTTCCGTGTGCCGGGTAGATGTACTTTCCGGTTGACTTGCCTTTGCCCTCTTCATCAAGTCCAAGTGCCTGAGCTTCCTTGTAGTATTTCGAATCCTTACCAATCTTCACACGGTTTCGATTCTCGTACAGATAATTAATGTCCTCTTTGGTAATGCCAGCGTCCATCAGCTTTGCTAACGACTTCGCCGCACCTTCCGCATTCTCAACCTTGCACGCCTGTTTAAACTCACGTGCCGTGTCTGAGTTCTCAATCATCTTCCGGGAAATGTCCTCTTTAGACCAGCCCTGTTCGGCGAGGTAGTTTGTGTACTCGTCCATGCGAGAAAATGCCTTTTTATCCCATTTCTCAATGTCTTTATGGTATCTCGTCCGAGTTTCGCTTATGATTGCCTCATTGAATTTTTCCCGAGTTTCTTTCGAGACTCCGCAAGCCTTCATCAGCTTTTTTCTACGCTCACAATCCTTGTACCAGTCTGTGATAGAGATTGTTCCCTCTTTAAGGTGCTTCTTCCAGTCCTTCTTGATATAGTTAACCACCGCCTCTTCACGGTACTCACCCTTCTTGCCCTGAGCTTTTGCGAGAGCTTTTTCAACGTCGGCATCGAAAGCCGCCTTTTCACGTTCCTTCTTGTCTCTCGTGAAGCCCAAAGAATCGAGCCTATCATCGAGCTTCGAACCTTCCTTGACTCTGAAAAGAGCCTTAATCGTTCTGCCTCCGAGTCCTTCATCGTCCCAAAAACCGTAGTCGTCTGTATCCTCTGAATTCGATAGTTTTTCGTAGGCGCTCTTGAGCTTCCCGAAAAGCGAGTTTGATTTAGCCGCCTTTTCCGCAACTCCACCGAGCTTTTTCTCTACAGCGTTAGGCTCCCCAGGAACCGTGCCGCCCATTTCCTTGTACTTCTTCGCGAATACATCCACGCGATCCTCTGCGGCATCCGCGAAAACAGCGAACGGATCAGGTAGTCCGAGAGCGTTAGTTATTGCTCCAACGTCTCGTTTCGCATTGGCAAAACCGAATCCCGCAAAGGCGAGAATCGTGTTCAGGAAATCGACACTATCACCGATTGACAAGTCGTTATCCGCTTTCTTCTTGTTGTACTTATAGAGCGCTTTGTTGATTGAGTAAAGCCAATCAGAAGTAATGTTGCTCTGAGACATTAAACTGAAATAATCAACTTCCTCTCCACTGAGAAGGTCAAGTGTCGTATTGAATACGCCCCACAACTCTTCGAATCCCGGAATCTGCCGAATTGGGTTTTCATTTGACCAGAAGTTATCCCCAAACAGTTCTTTGAATGCCGCAAGATAGGTGATAGGCTCACCCTCATCTTTCGCCTTATCCGTTTTTCTCATTGCCTGAATGAGCGTTTTTGCAAATGCCGCCGCAAAGGAATTGATTGTGAGAACCGTCGCCATCTTCGTGACTGCTTTAGCGGCTTTCACCTTTTTCCCTTCCTTCTTGTAACGGCTTGCTTCGATTAAAGCGTCTCTGAAGATGTTGAATGTCTTTAAAGGCTCCGCTTTGAACGAGGAAACAGATTTAGCAATGACGTTCTTATCACGCATAATCTGTGCTCTGTGAAGCGGAGAGTCTACCGTCTGAGTGTAGTCGAAAATGTATGCCGCACGTTCACCGCAGTATTTAAGGAATTCTTCACTGCCCGGTTTCAAGTCTTTCCGTGTCGCCTTTGTTTCTGCCTTTACAGCTTTCCAAATGTGGAGCCATGTTCTAAGGTCTGCCGCTTCATAAACGCCCATGGCGAGCTTATCACGAATAGACTTTTTGTTCATGATAATATCCTCTGACGAGCGAGAGAAGTTCAGTTCATGGTTTCCTTGGAACTTCCACCACGTGATAGGGCAATACTTGTTCATTTCTTCAATCAGAGCGTTCCGCTTTTTCGACTGAATCTTCGGTGGAAGCATTGTGTCTTTAGGACTCCGCAAGAAGAAATACTTCGGGCTAATTTCCATCCACGCTCTACATACTGCCGTGTACTGCTGTGCCCATACACTAAGGTTTGCGGCAATAGCAGCTCTTTTGTAGTTGTTCATTCCGGCATTGATAATCTTCGACCAGCCGTCAACCTTCTTGTCCTGCTGGTGTCTAAAGTCGTTGATGATATTCTTCGTGTAGTCGATAGACTGAACACCGAACGCACGAATCATCTGATTGCTTACATCACCCGTATTCAGCAGTCGAGTAATGGCTTTCAGTGCTTTCTGTGAAGAAGCGTACAGATTCATTTCATCACAATGTCGAGCAAACACTCTGATACAATCCTCAATCACAAGAGCGTTCTCTGCCTTTTCATTGACGTTCTTACTCCATCCAGGATCAGGAATACCCGCAATGCCGTTGTAGCCTGTTTCGAGGTTTTTAAACTTTCCGTCCTGGACCGTGTACATTGGGAAGTAGTTTTCTTCCTCGAACAGTCTAACTCCGTACATTTCCATGGAAGCCTTGTTACCCCGTTCTGCAATAACCGTTGAGAGATAGTCTTGCATTGCGTTGGCAAAATCCTTCTGCTTTTGAGTGAGAAGAGCGAACATATCCGCCAAATCTGCCTCTGTGACTGCCACCGTCTTGTAGTCGGTCATGTCACGCCTAAGCACCTTGTCGGCTACCTTTTCACGAATCTTCCGGGTATCCTCGTTAATAACAGAAACACGGATGCCTTCTCCTTCTTTAATGTGACGCATAGCCGCTTCACGCTTCGCCAGCAGATAAAGCGACATAATCTGAGTGTCGCTCACATCAATCTTCTTTCCCGATTCAAGTTCAATCTCGTTCCTGTGGTCTTGCCACTTCTGAGCGTCACTGTGCCCACCGTTAAGGCGTAACCACCGCTTGTTCCCCGGAAGGGTTTCAACGAACTCTGCCGTCTCCTTTGTGTACTGGAAATACTTATCCTGAGAGTTTCTAAGCACGTCCCAAATATGGCTGAATGTGCCGCCGGCATTCTTGAAAAAGCTCATCGGTGTTACGTTATCAAAGTTCACGAAATCACGAACTAATCCATACGCACCTTTGAATTTCTTCGCTTCGCCGTACTTCTTAATCATTTCTTCAAAGTCATTGCAGATATTATCACTGATTCTTTTGTACGACTGTTTCTGTCCGTTCAGGTCCATCTGCTGTCCTTCGGTAATCTCAAATCTGACACCTTTCAGGACGTCTTTTACAACCTTCAGTTCTTCGAGAGTCATATCTCTCATAGGCTTGTTGATGGAAGCTAGCACTTCAAGATTGTTCATGAGAACCTCGTTCTCCGTGAACATACCCTGATACGCCTTCTCTTTAGAGATTTCACGCATGGCATCTCTTAAGGCGTGAATCTTTAAAGCCGCTCCTGTAGGTGTTCCCGTCTTTTTAATCTCCCTCTGCTCTGCCTTAACAGAGTTTGCCGTCTGAATGTCGAGAGCTACAAGAGCTTGTGCGAGCGGTCTTCTAATCTCCTGTGGAATGTTTTTCTCGTACTTCCGTTCCTTCGTGAGAAGTCGTGAAGAAAGCCATGCATAGTTTACGTTGATGTTGTTGAGAACCTTCTTTTCTTCCTCACGTAACTTCCGCTTTTCTTCCTTCGCTTTGTTCTTTTCCTTCACCTTCTCGATACGTTTTTCCCTCGTATCAATCATCTTCTTGTACTTCGTTTCCTGAGATTCGAGCTTCTTCTCGTATTTCTCCGCCTGATTTTTCGCCGCAGTTTTCGTTTTCTCCAACGTGTCGTTCGTGTCTTTCAGTTTGGCGGCGAGAGCGTCCCTTTCACCCTTAAGGCGATTCTTCATGGTGTCATACTTTTCCTTCTGCTTGTCTGCATAGGTTTTGTACGATTCCGCATCCTGAATAAGAATTTCCGAAAGGTCGTTAACAAGAGCCTTTTTCATCTGATTACAATCATATTCGCTCAATCCATTAAGACTATTCGCCCAAGACTGCATACGTTCTTCCAAGATATACGGTAAACCTTCTTCGTTGTGAAGCTCTCCATCTTCTTGTAATGCACTGCCTAAGCCCATTTTGGTATCTTCGGTGCCGAAAAGAGCTGTTGATATATCAGGGTTCTCATTTAAATACGTGTCAACGTTCGATTTCTTCCTGTTCGAATCAGCCACCGCAGAAGCAAAGCTTCCTGTATAACTAGCGCTTCCGTGTCTTACGGTAACATACTGGAAGTGTCTATTCATTTCAGAAACTGTCACGTTGTTGACCGTTCTATAATCGCCCCACTTTGAGCGTTCAATGTAGATAGGATTCTTTCTGAGAGCACGCTTAATATTGAGAAATTCACGCATTTCGTCATTCTCATAGTTGTAATCAATCACATCAACAATTTCTTCGCTTGCCTTTTCCAAGACATCGTAAACGACATCCATATTCGGATGTTCCTTCTGAAGCTCATAATATGCCGTTGTGAGTGCGTCCACCGCAAAATCTCTTGTCTCACGCATGGTTTTCTTCGACATGGTGGTATCATCGCCGACAACCTTATGAAGGAGATCGCCGACTTTGTTCTTTACGGACTTTGCGTTCAGAACCTGTCCATGTGTGAGTTTTTTATCTGCCTTGAGCGGTTCGATGACAGAATCAATTGTTTCACGGATTTCTGCTCTCGTGTCGATGTTATCCTGTTTAATCAAAGGATTGAAGCGAGGAAACGACTGTTTCTTGAAATCCTTGTGGTCTTTCGTCTCTTCATTCCAATTGATAAGTTCGTTTACAAGTTCGCTGTCTTCACTGTTCTCAATGTTTGTGAAGCCTTTAACGTAATCGTCGTACTCATCATCATAACCGGAATCTTCGGACCCCGTTTCGAAACCGTTACGCCCTCTGTACTCAATTAACTGTGCTACACGCTCTTCTTTTTCAAAAAGCTTGTCGTACTCGTCCTCCGTACCTTTTAAGCTGTCAAGCTTCTCCTGGTCGGCAATCGTCCATCTTTCATCACCGTATTTCTTAAGCTGTTGTTCATACTCTTCCGGCGTTAAGCGTCGGATATAGTCATAATCAACATCCGGTTCAACGTCCATAGAATCATTCACGGAATAAGCTGTTCCTTCACGCTGTACCATCTTTCCGAGACCCATAGCGAGCTTTTTGTTGTGGAGTGCTGTTGCCAAAAACTCTTCGGCATCCTTAAGAAGATTGTACTGAGAGAACAGAGCTTCCTTGTATCTGCTGTCGAACTGATTTCCGAGACCGAATATATCCCGAATCTTTCTGATTACCCTTCTGACGGCGTTTAGAAGCGTTCTGCCGGCTTTAAAATGCTTTTCGGTAATTCTGTCCATGAACTTATCATCGTGCAGAATTTCGCCCATTTGAGAGCAAATAACCTCTTCTAAAGCCTGTTCGTCATTCAGCTTCTTACCCGCTTTCTTGTAGCGTTCTTTCACGTCCTTAATCGTCTTGTTGAAGCTCTCCGCATTATCCTGTGTCCACATCGTCTTGAACGCTTTGGCGAGGTTATCATACCCCTTCATGTCATAATCCTTGATACCGTGGACAAGTTCGTGCATTGCGGTATATGCCATGTTTTCCGATGGCGTTGCAGAATTCAAGATGATTGTATTCGTTGCATAGTCAAAGAGACCGTTCACATCGGCTCCGCCTGTGTAGCTCTGAATGTCGTCGGTGAGTTCAATATTCACCGAGAAAATATCGGCGAACTGCTTGAGCGCTTTTCTTGTTTCGGCATTCGTATTTCCGCTTGCCTTTACGGTAAAGCCGTTGCCGCCCGAATCAATTTTTCCCGCCCTAATCATGGAGTCTACATCTTCTGCCTTGAATCCGTAGTTCTCCACAATGTCACGCTTGATTGTATCGAGGATAGTATCAGCCTTTCCTTCCTTCGCCGCATTATAGGCACGCTCCATCTGCCGCATAAGCACGTTGTAATCTGTTTCTGATGAAACGTCCGCTTTGTTCGAAATCTCCTGAACTACGCTCTGACCGATAGAACCCATGTTATTGGAGTACTCCGATTCATATCTTCCACGAACTTCGTTCTTGTAGACTTCGTTCTCTTCCCGTGCACGTGAAACAAAGTTATCTGCCGCCTTTGCAAAGAGATATTCCCTTGTCGCTTTGTTCGTCTCAACCGCATTCAATGTGCCGTCACTGTTCAGAATCTGAGGCAACTTCTCCCCGGTCGCCTTTTCGAACACTTCACGCTCTTCTGTTTTGTTTGACATGAGCGTTTCAACGTCTTCGGGATTAAGCGTTCCTGTTTCAAGGTTTCCAGCCGCTCTTGCCACATCGCCAATTTGAACATCATCAAGCTGTCTATCTTCATCGAAAGACTTATTCATTTCAATGGCCGTATCGGTGCCTCTCTTCACAACTTCGTCTCCGTGCTTCTGTGCCACTTTAGACGATCCGTTAATAAGTCTGTCTGCCCCAGCGTCAAGGTTTTCATTCTCAACTTTTCGCATAGCCAAATTCCGTGCAGTCTGAATGGACTCCGAGTTCTTTGTCATTTGAACATTGATTGCGTGAGCCATATCTGCGTACTGCTCCAAGGCAATATCCGTTCCCTCGTTTGCGGTATCCTTGATAGCCTGTGCCCTTGTGGCAATTTTGCTATCCTCTACGTTTACCGCAATATCTGCCATTGCCTGTGCCGTGTTGTAGCTTGATACCTTCTCTGAGAGCACGTTCCTAAGAATTTCAGGACTGACATTATCATCAAGCCCCCTCATGCTCTTCATTACATAGTCTTGCTTCAAGCTGTCTCTGACATTTGCCCCATAGGAAAGAGCACGACCGTTAGTCGCAACGCCCGTTACCGCTGTCATGATGTATGCAGAAGCCATGGCATCCAAAGTTTCGGATGCGGAAAATTTCTGTTTTACAGAAACCATCTTCATGTAATCTGCCGTCATTTCATCTTCAAGCTTTTTCGCCTTTTTGGAGTCTCCCGAAATGCTTGCGGATAAGTACTGTTGCATTTTCTCTGCCATGGAAGCAGCTTGCTTTTGACTCATACCCGAATCAACATAGGATTGAATCTGCTCTTCCAGGAACTCTTTACTGTTAATGTCTTCGCCGTATACCTTCGCCAGTTCTTCACGGCTGACTCCGTATTGTGCCGCTTCATTTGAGATTCTATCTTCAAGATTACCTGAACCACTGAGAAGCATTTCCCGATAGCTCTTTTCTCTCCGTTCATCTACGGCATTTCCATAGGAAAGGTTCGTGATAGGCGCATCCAAAAGACCGCCTACAAGTTCTTCGGTGGCTTCTTCTGTTCCACCAAGGGCAAGCTTCGCACCCGAATAAGCTACATTAGCCGCAACATTTCCGAATCTATTTCCCACACCTACGGCGAGTCTATCAAGTGCAGTTGACTTTAAAGCACCGAGACCAGTTTTTTCAAGAGCCGCACCGGCACCTGTGAGCTTGCTTGCAAGACCGGCACCGGCGAACATGTACTCTGTTCCCGTCTCTTTAAGTGCCTGGAGCACGGAATAGAGTCTATCCTCTCCGACTGTTGCTCCCTGTGCTTCCGCACTGCCCCTTGTGTTACCGTATGTTCTAGCCGCCATGGACACCGCCCAATACGGGCCAAAACTCATATCTGCCGCCGTACCGAGACCCGAGGTATAAGCGCCCATGAGAATCTTCTCGAACCTGGTTAATCCTTCCATGGACTTCTCAACCTGTTTGTCACCGCTTGCCTGAATCTTCTCTCCGACTGAATATAGCGCCTTCCCGGGGTTATACATGCCACCGCTACGCATATACTCTTCTGCGTTGTTATAGCCCTCCTTGACCCCTCTAAGCGTGTTTTTAGTGCCCTCTGACACGTCTTTCCGCTGAATCTGACTATTGATGAATCTATCTTCTTCGAATTTGTTCGCCTTTACGATGGACGCTCCACCATGTCTTGTGTACACGTCCGCAACGTCACCAGCTGTTTTCGCAAAGCCGCCGACAATCTGCTTTCCTGTTCCGACTGTAGCGTCACTTAATCTCTCATCGGCACGAGCAAGCTTTGTATCGGATAAATCAATGCGGTTATTATCCATTCTACGAGAAGCTGTAGAACCGTTCTGATGTTCGCCCATTTCCATAGGTGGAGCACCGTAGGAAACCTTTTCCTTGCTCCGATTCTTTGAGAGCTGCTTTTGGGTTTCTTCCAGTTTCTTCTGATTCTCAATCTCAACCTGTCTGTCCGACTTGTCGGAAATTCTTTTTAATGAAGCCGCCTGGTTCGCACGCTCTGTCTCTTCGTTCTTCTTAATCCGCTGTGCTTCATCGTAGTACTTGCCAGATTTATTCTTTACGCTTTCACGAACGGCGTTAACGTCCTTGTTAAAGTTGTTTCCGAGCTGTGAGCTTCCGTTTGACCCACTCTCTTTTTCCTTCGCCTGAAGATTCTTCCGTACTTTTTCCGCTTCTATGCGATCCTGATTATTTTTCTTAACCTCTGCCATTCCACGAACCGCTTCTTGCTGATTCGCATTCTTTGTTCCGTTGAACTTTCCTTCGTGCTGTTTCTGCCCCGAGGACTCCTGTTCCATGTAGTCCTTTGCACGCTGTCTGTTCTGTTCGGTTATCTCATTCTCAATCTTAACCTGTTTTTCGTGGACTGGTTCAGTCTGCTGTTCAGACATAACGCCGTCATGGAGCTTTGACGGACTGGAAGTTTTCGCATAGCGGTTCTCTACCGCCTGAATACCCTCTCTTCTCTTTTTCTCGATAGACTGTTGTCTTTCACGCTTTTCGGGATTATATTTTGCGGTTTCCCTTGTTCCCTGAAAAGTAGTTCCGAGACGAGAAGTAGACGAACGCTCCCTGTTAAGGTAACTGTTCGCCGCTTTTTTCCGTGCTTCATAGCTATCACGCTGTGAGGAAGTAGAAGGTGTGGAAACGCTCTGAACTCTTCTCTTTACTTCCTTCTTGCTCTTGTTCGTATTAGTAGAAAGGAAGCTGTTTCCTGTAGAGCCGTTCCCCGAGTGAATGTTCTGATACTCTCTATACGCCTGACTTCCGCTCTTTTTAGGTGTAGACTTTCTGACTGCCTTTACACGCTTTTTTACTTCCTTCTTGCTTTTGTTCGTATTAGTAGAAAGGAAAGAGTTCCCGGAAGAACCCTTTCCTTTGTGGGCTTTTAGATACGCTTCATACGCTTTCTTATCTTTCTTTCCCAAGGCAATGCCCCTTTCTATTTCTTCTTGTTTTTCTGAAGTTTGGATGCCGCCGACATTACTTTATCGGCAAATGACTTTCCACCGCCACCCGAGCTGCTTGAACCTCTGGAAGTCGATGCGCTAGGAGAGTAATAAGTGCTTCCGCTACTTCTTCTACCACCGCCACTACTCTTCCGAGAGGACTTCCGACCCCCGGAAGAGCTACTTTTTTTTGCCTGATATACGTTCACGTTGTAATTAAGGCGATTCATGAGAGCATCTTCCTTGAAGTTTTTACCCTGCCAGTAATTGTTATTCTTCTGCTCATATCCCCACTGGCTATCGGACACCTTGTCTCTGTACCGTCCATATGACGTGTCGTCCGCGTCTCTAAGTGCAGACAATGAAGTGGAAGCGCGATTATACGCTTTATCTTCAAGCTCCATAGCCTTTGTGGCAAATTCCGCGTTATAGTCGTTTCTCGACTGCTGAGCCGCACTAACCGCATAGCTTGTTCCGAATCCGCCATTGAGTGCCGCCGCATCCCCCATTGTATTTCTAGCCGCCTGTTCTCCACGCTGAGTGTAAAGCTTCGCCAACGACTGATAACTAGCGTCCTTTGTTGGGTCGTATTTCCAATTTACGACATTATCAAGGGCACCTGAGAGCTGCTTGTCATACGCTCCCTTATATCCCGATGGCGCTTTGTATGCAGGTGATTTCACAGTTGGGGCTTTCGTTTTTACATACTTTATTCCGCCCATTATTTATACTCCTTTCGTAAGTATGTTTTTGTTTTAGCATATAAGAAAAGCGGGGCTATATTCGCCCCGCCACACCGCTATTTCAAGCGAATTCGCACATATACCGTTCTGTTTTCGTATTTCTGTTTTCTCTTCGGACCAAGATTTTTCGGCTTAACATCCGAGCCGCCAGCCGAATACCACAAGGCGTGTCCGTTCTTATCCTTTCCGACATACACCATCGTATGAGGCTTATGAGCAAATCCGCAAATGTCGCCCGGTTTTAATTTTGCCTTTTTCCATTTCTTCCGAGGATAGGCAATCTTCGCCTTTTTCTTGATAGCTTTTTTCCCTGTTCCGTGAATCTTCGTATCAAGCCAAATGTACTTTCCCTTCGGAAGCACACCGATTTCCTGTAGCCCGAAAGAGATAAATGTCGCACAATTCGTTCTCTTGCCCTTTAACGCACTGGACAAGCTCTTACACGGATGATTTGCGTTATACTTCACACCAGCTTTGATTAATTTCTGTGCGATCACCTTAAGTTCTTTCAGCAGCTTTTCTGCCTTTGTGCTTTTCGGCACAGACACAAGGCGGACATATTTATGTCCTTTGCTGTCCTTCCAAATCGTCCAACCACTACCGGGAATGTAAATGTAATAGCCTTTAATCTTTGTTGCACGAACTATCGTTCCTACCGGGATAGTCTTTTTAAGTTTCGACTTGTAAGAAGGCTTGACCCGCAGGGGGTCAGCCTTGATAACAACGTAAGTTCTGTTAATCTTCCTACTTTTAGGCACGATACATCACCTTCCCCTTGCTGTTAAAAACGGAATAGCCGTATTTATCGGCACACTTCTTAGCGTTCTCCAGTGACGAAAAAGCCCCCTTCTGAGACTTTGCGTCTTTCCACGTTTTGCGGACACGGTATGTCTCTTTAGGCTTAGGCTTTGGCTTTGGCTTTGAACCTTCCTTAAACGTAACTCCAAGATATGCACAAATACCCTTCGCAATCGCCTTGCCGTATGTATCGGGCTTGCCTTTAAGTGTAGCCAAATCGCCTTTAATACTTCCTGTTTCAAGAATGCAAGCTGTCATATCCGTTCCGTTCAGTTCGAAAAGGTCGGTTCTCTTCTGAACACCTCTGCTTCTCATCTTCAAGTCCTTCTTGATAGATTTTTCAAGGCACTTTCCCAGCTTCTTTCCGCTTCCGGACACATAAAGCGGCATAACACCCTTCGGGGCGCCGCTGTAGTCGCAGTGAATGGACACATAGAGTTTGCACCCTACGTTGTTCGCCCACCGTACATCCGCAATCATGTTCTTGTTGTTTCCGTGGTCGGCATCCGAAATCACGGATACACCCGATTTCCGCAGATACTTAACAGCGGCCTTTGTGATTTTCAGCATGAGCGCCGCTTCGCTATATTTATTATACACGCATCCGGAATCCCAAGAGCCATCAATGCTTACACCGTGTCCGCACTGAACCGCAATCGTCTTACTCATTCTCTTCACCTTCTTCGTCTGCTTCGTCCTCTTCTTCTGCCAGTTCGAAATCCTGTACCTCATCATCGGTCATTTCAATGTTCGGTCGCACATTGAGTCCCAGTGCCTGCTGAAAGGACTGATTCAAACCAACGGAAGCAAGACCCGAAACAGCACCGAATACAACACCGTCAAAAGTCATTCCTGTGGTAGCAATCCCACAAATGATACCAATGATGAACAGTGCGGTTGGAATCCATTTGTTATCCATCGGAAGCCAACGCTTCATTACAAAACCTACGCACAAACAGAAAGCCACAATCTGTGGTACGAAATACTGAGTAATAGTTGTCATGTCCATTTCTTCCTCCAAATCTGCTCCATGAGAGCTTTTGTTTATATGAGTGATAATTTATACCTTGGGTGAGTTGAAAACCGTCAGAACGCAAATATGAGCCGTATAAGGCTATATCAGCGACCTATCAGATAGTCGGTTAGCTCCGCTTTGGCTTGCTTCATCGCTTCAATGTCGTTTCCATCTATTCCATGAGCGAGAAGTGCCAAAAGGGCACGCTGTGTAATTGCGTTCCCCTCTTCTAACTGATTCAGTCTTTCATAATCCGCAACTGCTTTTTTCTCAAGCTTCCCAATTCGTTCATCTTGTGTCTTATTTGGCTTCTGCATTCTATTGATACACTCCGCTATTACTTTTACTGCGGCTGAAATAGCTACTATTGCTCCCGCCAACCACAAAATATCGCTTACCGTAAACATAATAGGGTGATTCATTACGCCATCCGTTCCCAGATATGCACGCCGTAATAGCCAGGATGGTATGCTGCGTTTGCAAAGCTTCCTGTCCCTGTATCGGAAATACTAGCGCCACCTGTTGTTTTACAATCTCTCTGCTCTGCGGAAGGGCTGCTACTTGTAGCCGTGCGAACCATTGGAATCTTGTATCTTGCCGAATTATCGACAAACTTTCCCCCGAACGTCTCAAACTGCCACACCTTCTGAGTCGCAATTGCGTAATATCCTTTGCTCGACACATTGTGAGTGTGCCTCATTCCGTGCACGTGAGGTGGAAGATTCGATGGTGTGATAACATGGTCTGTAGAACCACCTGTAGAACCGCCACCGCTCATAACCGCTTTGAGATAAACATCATCGGTAACGTGGTGCCATGTTCCACCGAAAACCTCTTCCGGATTGAAGTTATCATCACTCGTCATGTATACAGAGCCGACTGGGTAAACCTTCTCGTACAGCTGGTCTTTGATGGCACCCATGATGGAATCAACATCAAGACTCAGCTTTGTTCCACCTGTAGAGTCTGCATTACAGTTGACGTACACGCCACCTTTAAGGTACAAGTTGCCGTCCCAATCAAGGGCATATGCGTTGGAACGTACAGTTTCGAGTCCTTCGGAATTTCCGTTACCTACGATGTCCGCAAACTTATTGTCATTATCTGCAACATTGAATCTACCTTGTACGTGCTGGTTTCTTCCGTTGGCAATTGTCGCCGTACCTTCCGCATGAGAAGTAATACCAGCCGCCGTTGTGCGTGTCCCCTCGGCGTGGGATGCAGAACCACTCGCTGTTGTTCCACGAGCTCCCTCTGCATGAGAGCTCTCGCCACTTGCTATCGATCCTATTCCCTCTGCATGGGAGCTATCCCCTGAGGCTGTAGTGCCCCGCCCTTCCGCATGAGAATTTTCACCCGTTGCTTTGGTTCTATCCCCGCCAATGTCTGTTGCCGTGAGAATTATATCCGTATCGAGTGCCTTTTCGTTCACCTTCCGTGTAATCGGAACGTACTTCGAGAAGTCGATAACAGCAAGTTTCACCCACTTGTCGTTCGCATAAATGTATGAAGTGTACGCTGTCCCAGCTTCATTCATGACAAGGTACAGAATTCCTGGATCGCCAACTTCGGGGAGTTCATCAACAATCTTGTTCCCAACAATGTTCACCTGTAGATTGTTCAAATAATTATTGATTTCCTGTAGAGCCTTCGCCCATTTATCCGCAAGGTCTTTTTCTAAAGACCCTTCAAGGGCGGTGACTCGTCCGTTAAGGTATTTGTAGCCAACGTCACTTGAAACAACATATGTTTCCTCGTTGTCTCGTACCTCCATTCTTACATCAGACATATTTCGTCCTCCTTCGTTCTTGGTGGAGCTTCTCTAAGACTTCCCCCGACTGGTATCTGAACAACCTTTGCACTGCATTTGTTGCCGTTCTCATCGCCCCATTTAAGCTGAACCTGAACTCCGCCTACTTGGAATCTCATTGTTTCGTCTGCCGTTAGATGGCATTTTACATTTGCACCGATTGTTTTTATTCCTGACATTGGATTGTCGGGGTCGGAATCATCAAAGAATTCTTCGGTAATGTCTTTGATTTCAAGCTCTTTGTTGTATTTTGTAATGCTTACTTCATTCTGCTGAAAGGTCACAAGAACGACTTTCTCTTCGCTCAAGGCGTTCCTGAACCTGTCTCCGTAAACATCCATTGACACCGTGAAGGTATCACCTCTTACTATTGACATCTTCACCTCCTACGCCGTTCTCTTCCACACATACACGGCTAAGTACGGTGGCATGTTCTTTCCCGTTCCATCACTTCCTGTCCAGTCCGTACTGCCAGCAAATCTGAGTCCTGAGGCATCCGCACTTGAAGCATTCTTCTTACCGACAATCGTATACCGTGCACTTCCTGCTGTTGACGTTCCTACACGTACTCTTTCACCCAGTCCGCTCATATAAGCGTTGAATCCATCACCAGTAGACGGTTGATGTAAGTGTTTCACAACTACCGCATCTGCCGAACCACCAGTACTACCAGCACCGTATGAGTTACCCGAAGCAAGAAGGAATCTGTCTTGAATCTGCTCCCACGACCCACCAAACAAAGTTGATGGGTCTGTGGAATTCACGCTCATATAGATTGAGCCTACTGGATAGCACTCTTTCCAAATCCTACCCTTCATAAGCTCAAATACCTTTTTAAGACCAATGTCATCTAGTTTCATAGGTTATCTCCTAACCGAATACCTGTGTAAAGATACTCTCAATTGTTGTGTTAGAAATTGGTGAATCCGCTGTTCCTACGGCTGGCAAAGACGCTCTCGTCACTTTGATTTTTCCGTTCTCCTGTGATACGGAAGATACATATTTTCCTGTTTCTGCTGTATCGGTATAATCAAGACCATTGATGACGTTAGTTACAAGGGTCTTACTCTCATCATCGGTGATAAAACCCAAGTCGTTAGCAAGGTCGGAAACTGCTACTGGAATCTCCGTTTTCTTTGCGTATGGTGTGAGGTCAATATCTGTTGTACCGATTTTCTCATACCGTGCCGCTGTGCTGCCTTCTGCTGGCAAGAAGATATATTCATCATAGATATTCTGAGTCGTACCTCCTCTGTGTGCAACAAGGTAGATAACGCCCTTCTGTCCGTTCGCAACTACTGGAAGGGAATCTACAATCTTGTATTCAAAAGATGTAATTTTACCGACTGCATTCGAAATCGCTTGCTGTACCTGTTGTTTACTTACAACGTCACCTTGTGCCTGTGACGCTTCAAGATTTGCTGTATACTGTGTGGTGAATGAAGCTTTTTTAGCCTTAACCAAGCCATCTTCTTGTGTTAGTGACGAAATAAAGTAAGCTCCTTCATCTAGTGATACACCAACATCAGCACTATTAAAATCAAGCGCACCAAGTCTTGTGCTAATCGTAGCCGTCACATCATCTGGTGTCTGATAGCTTCTATCGTTTGTAAGCTGAGAAACATTTGTTGGAATAGCCGTAACTTCTGCCTTCTTTGCTAAGAGAGACTTAATCTTTGTGAGAATTTGTGTTACTCCAGCATTGTCTAAGTAAGTTGCCATAATTACCCCCAATTAATCGTTAAATAGATTGTTCAATAGAGACGCGATTTCATCTTCGGGTATTGGAGAAGAACCGTCTCCTTGAACTATAGTTGTATTGTTCGTGTAGAAATTCTTAATTTCATTAACTGTCGTTTCCTTGGTGTCCGTGTTAGACACTTCATCTAACGCTCTTTGAACAGACTCCTTTAGTGATTGAAGTCTTTTCTCTCCGTCTATGTTCGGATTGTGGTCATAATCAATAATCACTGCCTAACCACTCTTGAAGAACCCTGTCTGTATTTCCGTGTGAAAGAATCAATTCGACAACGACCGACACCAGTTAGCCGTACATAGAACCTCGAACATCTTCTCGGAACAATCGGTACATGAACCGAAAGTTCATTCTCTGCGGAAATCTCCTTTATGGTCTCCCATTTACAGTCGCTGAGCTTTAGCGCATTCATAGCAATCTCTATTTTGAGCGTTGCTGTTTCGGGTAGCTGAACTCTCATCTGTAGCTTGGAATATATCTTCTGATTTTCGATGTATTCATCGAACGGTCCGAAAGTGGCACTCCACGGAATAGGTTCATCGTTCTTCACTGGTGCTATGTCAAAATCTTCGGCATCCAGTACAAGGACATTCTTCTGTGCATTATCCACCATCAGAAGCTTGTTCTTGTAGTTTCGGAAGCAGTGCACACCCACCGTGTCCTCGATATGCCAAAGTCCTGTGCCAGTATCGCAAACGAGAATCTTATAGCCACCGCCCTTCATGTGGATTGACGCATAGTATTTCTTATGGCGCGATCCCGACACAACATTGTCGTACTTCCAGTCACCGAACTTTTCACTAATGCTGTATGGGTTTCCGCCCTCATAGCACATAATCCCCACTGGAGACTTGTAGAAAATCATGTTGTTCACCGTCGCTATAGATTCACTTGAACCCTCTTCAACTCCGAACCCCTCTATAATCGATGTTTGGAAAGATGAAGGCGCTGAGCCGTAGACTCTGTGAATGAAGTTCTCTTTGAAGAACAGAAGGTGAGACGAGTACACCGCACAACCAGTCCAATTGCCGTTCGTTCCTTGCTGTGCATAGTAGGAATCCATGCTTGTGTTCTGATAGTAATCCCATGACATAGGGTCTCCCAGTTTGCTTGCGTATATCGTGTTGTCCTTGTTGCTGACTCCCCAAAGGCGGTTATTCCACTCCATGAAGAAATCAAGCTCGGGAACGACACGCTCAACCTTTAAATGCCCGGCAAAGAATCCTGTATACTTACTGTTCATCAGTGTACTTGCCTCACAAGGTGTAATGTATGCGCTCACCGATGAGAACTCGTCTTTGCTGAATTTGATGAAGATTCCTTCATACAGTCCTTTTGTACCAAGTGCTTCAGACTTATCGAACAAATCCCCCGTGTAGCCGTCATACGCTGTGTAGTTGAACGTAGGAATAGGAATATCACCAATCTTTAGTACGTCGAGCACGGTAATAGGGATTTGAGGTGCTGTGAAATTACCTTCATCGTCTGCAAGCACACCTTCATTTCCCTCCGCAACTTTCACGGTTTTGTTGTTCAGTCCGACAAAATCTCCAGACAATCTAACAACATCACCTATCCGCAGCATACTTTTAATCTCTGAGAACTTGTCGTTAAAGGTCTGTCCTGCCGCATATGCCTGTCCCCTTGCGGAAACCATCAGATATAGGTGTTCCTGGTCGGTTGAGTCGATTAATACACGTCCTATCCAATCTGTGTTATAGTCGTGAACCATGTAGTCGTCTGTAGGGTTCTCGATTCCGTCAAGGTAATCTTCCGGTAGATTCTGATGAAAATACCCCATTGAACCGAAATCCTTAGTTCCTACATTGAACCACTGTTTAGATGGGAAGAAACAAATGTAATTGTTCACCGCTACCATCTTCTCTTTATCCGTAAGCGATATGTCGTACATGGTTCCGTCGTACCAAAAGCGCCATACTCCATCAGAGTTCGCACCAACGATCGCTAGTTTTGTTCTTGAGTCTGTAGGGTCTCTCCGCTCCATAAGGTCTTGAACCTTTGTACAAGCAAGCGGAATCTCTGAAAACAAGCCGCGTGCTTTTCTCTGAGTGAGCGTTGGGTATAAGTCGCATGACATGTTCAGCATATCTGCCATTTCCCCCGACTCTACGGAAGCTTTTCTATTCAGTCCCTTAAACTCTATAACACGTTCTTCGAGCGGTGACGGCTTATTCTGTAATGCTTGTAGTGGCATTGCCTACACCCCCTTTAAAACACGTTTATAAAGCGTTTAGGGCTTCTTTTGTGATATGCCCTAGTTCTGACTGACCAATCCGCAAAATCCCTAAAATCGGCGATATGCTGTGCTTGGTCGTTCTCGTAATTCTCGTACTCTTCAAGGACATAATCTATCCTTGCTTTAAGATATGATATATAGAGCTTGTCATATGGCGGTTTAACCAAAAGGTCTTTATCCATGTCCAGCTTCAAGTCGTAGCTTGTAACCGGCACAATCTCCATTTGGTCTTGCACCTCTGCTTCAATCTCGTTGATATATCCCAAGAGCATTTCATCACTGAAAGAATTCGGCTTCTCCGTCTTAATTAAATTCAGAAGGTCTTTTACTTTCATTTCTGCTCCTTTACAAAAAGGGGAAACAGAAGTTTCTGCTCCCCCCATCGCGTTTACACTTCACCGTAGTTTTTTGATGTCAATTCTTCCTGTCTCTGCATTGCTACCATCATCTGCTTGTCGGAATTCCTAAGAACTTCTGCCACACACAATGGCACTTCTACAGGCTCTCCTCGCTTAATCTGATAGTCCTTCATGTTGACACCGACATAAACGCTGTCACCCATGCCCTCGATAACAGGAAGCTGAATTACTACGGTTTTTGGTTTTGCTTCTGCTTTATCAGAAGTTTTTTCTGCTACAGCAGATTTCATTTCTTCTACAGCAGATTCTTTTTTTGCTCTTGCCATATTAACTCCTTCGTTAATGCTTGGCTTTAGTTGGATACGTCCTCTGCTCCAGTGCAGGTGTGCTCGATTCTTACCATTCTGAAATCGTCAAGAATCGTTGCTGTCTTGTTCAGCTTCCAACCCATTGTTGCTCTCTGATTCAGTGGGTCTGCCGTTCCGCCCGAGCCAAGCTGTTTAGTAATAGTTTCGATTCCACCACCGTTAATGGAAGTGATACCGTATGCATCCGCACCGAGTACGAGGGTAGCATATACAGGAACAGTTGCTCCGCCATCTTCCTTGCTCCAAATCTTCGCTTCGGTAGACTCTACAAAGCGAACTCCGTACATGTGACCGATTTCTCCGTTGAAAATCTTCTCGGAAGTTGTGTACTTCTGAGCTTCAATCCATTCAGGGTCATTCATCAGGTCGTATGCGGTATCGGTATGAACGATTGCCACGTAGCTGTCACCAATCTTCGGTGCGTTGTGTCTCTTCAGCCAACGAACCGCCTTCTTAATGTCCGCAATTTTCAGAGTGTCTGTTGCCTTAAGCTCCGTTCTCATGGTAGCTTCGCCAGCAAAGAGCGCCTTGTTTCCAGCACAGAGAATATCTCTTGTGATGGTATCGGAAGTTCTGCCCGCCTGGGAACCGAGAAGCTTCAGGGTCTCCGCAGTCACCTGGTCAAATGCAGTGAGGTTCAGCATGTCGGAAGTTGTTACGTATCCGCCGTACTGCTTAATTTCTGCCTCCAACTTGGTTACGTTCAGGCTCTGACCATCAGGGGTTACACCCTCGGTGAGCGGTTTCTTATCCATCTTCGGAAGACTAGAGAACTTTCTGAACTCAATCTTCTTTCCGTTTCCGCCCGGAATTGGTCTCTTCTGACCGAACTGATCGTGAACCAGTTCAGGCTCTGCCGCACGAATCAGAACCTTGTCGTAGAAGGTCTTCATTTCAGGGGACAGGTCGTTAGGTGCGCTAGCCGCAGTGGTAACGTTGGTGTTCAAATCGAACAGGTTAAAAACGTACTTAAACATATTCTTTTGCTCCTTCTGTATTCTTGTATATTTCGATACAGACAAGAGAGCTTTAGAACGAGAATGTTTTTCCATTCTCCACATCTTTCAGAATCTTGTCCATATCATCATTCGTGAACTCTGAAGGATTTACCTTTCTTGCTACTGCCGGTTGGTGCTTTAGACCATTTTCAGCAGGTCGTGATTGTCTCTGTTGAATCTGATTCACTACATCCTGTTTTGCACTTCTTGTAGACTCTTCGGCGAGTCCTTTCAGAATGTCTTGTGTGTGTGTCGCTACAAAGGCATCGACTACGGAAATACCGTTCTCGATTAAGTCCGTAAACTTCGGGTTGTAGCTCATTTCTTGCTCAAGGTCAAAGTTTGGGAATGATTCTCTAAGCTCGTCAGCCTCCGCATTCCATGCGGTCATTCTTTCCGCTTTCTCTGCCTCCGCCTTGTACTCGGACAAAGCACGCTGGTTCTTTTCCAGCTCTTCTTGTAGCCGTAGATTCTCTCTGTATTGGTCGGGAGTGATACCCTTCTCACGGGCGGCGTCCTCAATCCAATCATCATCACTGTTAATGGCTTCGGTTAATCCCTCAATATCGCCCCTTTCGAGTCCGTAATGTCTCATAATCGGCGCTAATGCGTCCTCGTAGCTGTCAACTCTCTCCTGTGCACTGGATTGATTCTTGAATCTGTTGTTGATAGCGTCGGACACTGCTTTTCCGTAAAGCTCGTGGAATCTGCCGTTCTTTCCGACAAGCTCTGCAAACTCTTCCTCGGGGCTAATTTCTTCCTGACTTCCAGACTCAGACGCGCTGTTATCCGATTCCTCCGTGTCTAATCCGTATGCAACTTCCGGTGACTCCGTAGTATCGTTGTTATCAGTCCGCTCCTCACCGCCAAGTGAAGCGAGGAATTTGTCTGCTTCTGCTCCCAGTCCGCTCTGACTTCCTGATGAAGCGTTGCCTTCTCCACCTTCTCCGTCAAAAAGTGACCAGTTAAAATTGAATTTTGTCATACTTTATTTCCTTTCTGTCTTTTATAGAGCGACGAACTCTTAATTTCTGACAATGCTATTTTATATAACGTTCTTTCATATCTCTCCCCCACGAAAAAAGCCCCAGTCCGTTAAGACTGAGGCTTTCCCGATGAATTTAAGGTTATGTTGGAATTATGAAAAAATCAGGTCGCAAGTTAATGTGTGAATCTATCTGTATAGAACTAACTTACAGCTTTATTATAACATTCAGATTATCCCTTGTCTCAGGAATTAAAGTCGTCTACCCCGATTAATTTTACGCCGTTGTATTGACTTCTCAATTCTACAAAGGTCGCCCACACTGCATGGAATACCGCTAAAACGCTCTCAGTGTACTTGTGAGCCACGATAATGACGTGTCCGGGCTCATATACCTTCGGTACAATTCCATGCGGCAAAACGGCGCTCACAAGCACGTTGCACAAGGTCGAGTACATAATACACTCATCATGGGTGTTCGCATGATTCACGCATTCAAAGAAAATATCATTTTCCGATACGGTCATTTTTACGGTCGTCATGCTACTTCACCTCCGAGGCACTACGAGCTGTTTCTCTCGCTCTGTCCAGTCTATCGGTGTTCGTTGTCTTCTTCGCCGCTCTATCTTCTGCCGACCCTTCCTCAGATACCCCTGGAGCGCCGTTATTTGCGTTCTGAGCCATCATAACTTGGTTCGGGTCTACTAGCCCCATCTGTACAGCCGCTTCCGGTGAGAGCTGAATAATAAGTTGTTGCATATTTTGAAACTGCTGCATAAATGTATCATTCTGCTGAATCTGCTGTTTAATCTTCTCCTTACCCTCGAATTCCATCATGTCGAGACAAACAAGTGCGGACGTTGCGTTATCAGGTGCAAACAGTCCCATCTGATAAAGCTCTTTCGCCGTCTCGTTCTGTGAAGCTCTCGAAAATGGACTCTGCTTTTCGGCGGATACTTCCAAGTCAAAAATGCTCTTTTTGTGACGTGTTCCTTCGGGTGTTGTAATGTCCTGAGGTGCGATGTTCACGTTGGAATAGTCCATGTATTCATAACGGCCCGATCCATCATCAATACGGAATGTTCTCGGTTCGGTGTAGAACTGCCGAATCAGTTCAATTTCAAGATAGTACTCTTCTCTCGAACCTCGATACATCGCTTTGTTAATGTCTCTCGATAATTTGCTTCCCGCTTCCTGAAGAGCTGCTATTGCACTAGCCGCCGTTACACCGGAAGCGGTAGAACCCTGTGAGAAGTCTCTGTTTCCTGAAATCTCTTTCAGCTCGTCTATTTTCGCTTCCAAGTGAGTTTCAACGATTGCCGGGAGCGTGTCAACGTCCATCTGTTGAACTGCCGACCCAAGGTCACCTGAACCGACTTCTACAATCTCTTCATTCCAATCCGCAAAGGCTTCCTTGTTGATGTCCGCGTTCTTCTTTACCCACCAACGCGGCTTTGCTTTCATCATGGTATTTTTCATGATTGCCTGGTCGAGTTTATCAATGTCCCTCTGTGGGTACTTCATAATGTCGAGATAACCGAAGCCACACGGGCTATCTTTGACCGGGAAGCACTTACGGAACACATACGGATATTTGCCATGCTTATAAAAGCCGTCCTGGTACTCCGGGTTATCCTCTGAACAGAAAACGCACTGGTCCCCAATGATAATAGCCATGTGCAGAATCTCACGGGGTACAAGGTGTTGCGCTACCGTCTGAGGGTCAATGTTAATGAGAACTGGTCTCATTTCCAACTTCTTGTAGTAGCAATTAATAATCTCAATGTCGTTCTGATGGTTGATATTATCATCGTGAATATACTCGGTGATGAAACCTTGCTTTCCTCCGCCGATTCTGTCCGCTATATCTGGGTACTGTAGTTTCACGTCGTTCACATCAGCCACGGAAACATCAAAGAAGTATTTTGACTGCTGAATGTCCTCTATTCCCGGTTGCCAAAAAACGTTATGAATATCCACATTGGTTTTCTTAATGTCACCCATTCCGTCATGTGCCATCGGGTCCCACAATACGGACGTAATCGCCGTGCCATCTATCAGGAAGTCATAACCGGCGGTGTTGTAAACCTGTTCCGCGTCCGTGTGTTCCTCGATTGCCGGGAGAATCTTTGAAAGAATCTGAGCTTCTTCCTCGTCATCCGCTTCACGTGCCAATACATTAGCTTTCGGGAATGAGTCCATAAAGTCGGCGTGTTTATTCAGAATGGAGTTTACCGCCCACGCTGACCCGACTTCTACCTTTGCTTTGCCCGCTTCCGTCTTGCCCTGAATGACGTTCCAATGTCTGAGCCGCCACCATTCCTGATTTTCCGTTGCTTTCATGTCAACGGTTGTTTTCCCATCTTTGTACTCGTGCAGAATCTGAAGCACCTCTGACACCTTGTCGGGTGTGAAGTGCGGTTCAGTCGGTGCGCTCTGCTGTGGCTGTTCTGTCTGCTCTTTCGGTTTATACCGTTCCGGGCGATACTCTCCGTTCTGCTGTTCCCTCTGCTCGTTCGGCTGTCTCGGTTCCCTCTGCTGTTCTCTGTTTGGTTCGTTCGGCTGTCTATTCGGTTCGGTCTGCTGTCTCTGCCCTCGTGGTTTCGGCTGACTTCCCCTCTGCTGTCCGTTCTGCTCCTTCTGCTGTCTGTTCGGTGTCTGCTCTGCTTTGCGGTCGTTCTGTTCGGTCTGCTGGTTCTTCTGCTCCGCTTTTGCGTCCTTTTTTGCGTCCTTTGCGTCCTTCTGTCCGAACTGATTGTTTTTCTTGTCGGTCTCTGCTTTCCGCAGCTCCTTGTTTTTCTTCATGCTTATACCTCGTAAAATGTCAATATATCGTCTGTCTGCTGCCCCTCTACCTTATCTCTGACCATGTTCAGCGGGTCGTCAATATTATTCGGGTCAATGATTTTCTTGTGGTGCATTTCTCGCGGTGCTATAGGTCTAGCCATACACACGTAACGCCACTCGTCGTAGTTATGGTCTTCTAGCGATGTGTCAATGTCCTCAACTCGTGTTTCATCATACATCAGCGCCGGAATGCACCTGATGAAGTGCTTACACGTATTAAAGACGTAAAACATCGGTCGCCCGTCATCGTCAAAGGCTAATCGGTAATGACATTGCATTTTTCCGGGGATGCGTTGATGGTCTCCACGGTCAAAATACACTCTGTGCTTTTCCATCGTCTCCGCTATGCTTTCCCCGCCATCCTCTGCAAAGATTGCCGGGTCCGCAATTCCGAACACGTGCCGCCCTTTCATATATGGGTGTTCCTCTTCCATGCGCCTAATCTCTTCGGCTACATGGTCAACAGTCCATTGAACGCCCTCATTTGGATCACCGGTGCAACCGTACAGCTCCGCAAAACGATACATGCGCCCACTAGGTGCCACGGCATACCACCCGACCGAGAACGGTTTCGAGTATCCCCAGTCAAAACCTCGGTAGATGTTCCAACCTATCGGAATAGGGAACGGGTCAATCACGTGTGTATAGCGTTTATCGGCGTAGTGCTCCGGCGCGTCCGTGAATTCGGTAAACACCTGACCGGCGAACACGTCCCAACGCCCATACCTCCAAGCCTCCCGCAGTGCTTTCGGTAGCGCTTCCAACTGTGCTAGGTAATCCGGTTGGGACTCCATGAGCGCTGTATTATCATCCACAAGCGCTTGAATAAATGCGTATTCTTCCGGGTTCTCTCCGGGCTTGTATTGTTTGTCAATAAATAATCGTTTGATATACTGGTGCCCCTGTCCGCCTGGGTTACATGTGTAATACACTCGTTTCGGGAAGTCGTTGACACCTCGGAGGGTTGCGGTTATCGTCCTCATTTGGTATTCGCTTAACTGCGTCGCCTCGTCCAAGAAAATAACGTCATACTCTAAGCCCTGAAGCTTGTCAAGGTCGGCATCTCGGGCGCAATACATAAACTCAATTGTTGAACCGTTGGAGAACGTCAACAACTTCTCTGTGCTGTTGTAGGCGGCAAAGTCCCGCGTCATTGCTCGCAGTGTCCTAATGTGGTTACCTTCCAATTCTTTGTATGTTCGCCGCACAATTAGCATGTGGATTCCGGGGAAGCGTTGCGCCAATAGAATGGCTTTGACTCGCACCGCCCACGACTTACCACCGCCACGGGCGCCGCCGTAACCGATATACTTGCGATGACAGCGGAGAAAAATATCTTGCTTGGGCGATGGCGTCCCAAGCTGTACAGTTTGAATCCGTCTGTTACTCGCTGTAGTCATCACAATAGCCTCCTACAACGACTTGTACGCCCTTCACGCCTTCCGCGTCACGTTCCTCCCGCTTGCGTGTTAGCTCAAGCCGTTCTTTCTCGATTGCTAGGCGCTCACGCTCCAGCGCTAGGCGCTCTTTTTCGATTTGCCGGCGGTGGCGTTCCTGCGCGGTCTCTAACCCGTGTAATGATCGTTTCAGCGCTTCCAGCGTCTTCACGCTGTCGGTCAGGTCTCTGAGGGCTCGCGTGTCCACTTTGTCGCTGGTAATGTCCTTGTACGCCGTCTCTGTGGTGCCGTCCTTGTGGCGCGTGGTAGATTGCACTAGATAGCGGTGCAGTTGATCGCCGTCCTCCAACGCCTTTCGCGTCTCCCGTTCCAACGCGTCCACCACGCCCGCAAGCCCAACCAACTCGGAAGCGACGCGGTAGGCGGTGCAGTTCTTCGCCGTCTCTACCGCCTTATCTGTCACCGCCCCACGATAGGCGGCGCGCTGGTCGTTCCACCGTTCCCGGTATAGATGGTTGCCTAACGTCCTATAGTTAACGCCATGCCGCCGGGCGCATTCCTTAGGCGTATCGTTGCCGGTGATGTAATCATTCCGGATGGCGTCCCAATCCGGAAAGCTTTTTTTCTTCTTCTCCGGATTTTCCGGAATTTCCTTTTTCTTCATTTTTCCCCCTTTCCGGTTTTTGTCGTTGTTACGATTCTACACGCGCGCGCGGTGCCAGTTCGCCCACATTGGAACGCAGACGCAACGTAACAGACACTCGCGAACATATGTTTTTCATGCAAAATTGTATACAATCCAAATTCAGAAAGAGAACATCAGTTTTTTAAAAAAGTTAATAGAAAATTCAGAAAAACTATTGACACGGTAATACCGTTGTGGTATTATATAGTTGTCAAAGGGAGAGACCCAAAGACAACAAACAACTATTAGTTAACTAAAGAAAAGTGAGGTAAACACAATGAGAAACTACACAATCAACGACGAGAAAACCGCAACCATCCGCAACCTGTACAATGGAGACGAGTTCACCGCTAGATTCCCAATGGATGAGGACGAACTTATAAGCGTCGCCGACCGCGCAAGCTGTTACGGCTCCCACGATTACATTGTTGTTTGCGTTGAGGGGTTCTATAACCTTATCAGTTCTGATTATGTTTCGCTTCTGGACGTCAACGACGTAGCGGAACGCGTGGAGCGCCTGGAGGACGAGGACGCCGACAAGCTAGAAGCCATGGCGGAATACTGCGACAACCTGGACGACATCGAAAGCGCTTGGGATGATTCCTATTTCATCAACGACACCACCCTGGCGGACTATGCTGAAGAACTGTGTTATGAATGCGGCTACATGCCTTCCGAGCTTCCGGGATGGATTAGCTGCCACATTGACTGGGAAGGCGTAGGGCGTGAGCTGTCGTTCGACGGCTACAACGAAATCAACGGCGGCGTGCTGTACGTTGCACAGTAGCACAACGGGGCGAAAGCCCCGCCCGTAATGCGGCCGAGAGCCTGTTGCAAGCCAGGATAAACGCAGAGCACGGAAAAGTGAAATCGTATCAAATGAAGGGAGAACCAAAACATGGAAACTATCATTGAGAACGGAAAGAAAATGGAAGGCATACCATACCCTGTGGCAATTTGGGACAAAAAACGCAACATGTGGGACGATTCTATTGAGGAACTCGGCGCAGTATATGCCAATTCCGAGGATGAGGCGATTGATTACGCGATTGAGTACGTTAAGGACTCAATTATCATGTACGGCACCGAAGACGAGGACGAACAGTCGGAACAGCTCGCATATTATAGCGATCCGAACGCCTATAAGGTGGAAACCGAAGGAAAAGACCTGAACCTGTACGTTTTTGAGCAACGTGACTACAAGGGAAACGAGGAAATTCTTCTGTATACGGACCGAAAAGAGGCTGTTGAGGCGGCGCGGAATGAATTCGAGCACATGTGCGATTCTGATAAACGCGACTATACACGCGACGCACGCGCTGAGCGCCGCGGTTGCGGGGAGTTCCGCGTGTACGCGGTTTCTATCCCGTATGAAGACCTCCGCTATGACTTCGACGAGCCTTACACAGAAGACCCGTACACAGAGTATGAAGACTATGAGGTGTGGAACGCACTAAAGTGAGACTAATTGAAGGGAGAACCAAATGAAAGAGAAGAAAACAGATTTAATCACGATGAAGGTAACACCTTCTTTCAAGGCTAGGGCGAAAGCTCTAGCCGATGAGGAAGGGAGAAGCCTTTCAAACTACATAGAGTGGTTAATCAACAACGACGCAAAGAGAAGAGAAAAGGAAAACGAGTTCGACCGGGCGAAATCCTGGACGGCGACGACATGAAGGAATACACAAAATATATCTACTAATCACACCGCCCTCCCCTCGTGGGAGGGTTATTTAATGCATAAAAAAAGCGGGTCCACCGTTTCCAGCAGACCCAAAACAAACAACTATTATCAAACAAAAAAGTTTGGTAACATCATGAATTATAGCACAGTTTCCGAGACATTGGAATAGTGCTATGGTATAATATTAATGTGAATTGTTAATCATTTTCATTCTTTTCTTTTTTGTAAAACTCCTGTTATTTGATTATCATTGGTACTACAATTGCGGAAGCTCCCGAAGCAAAAACAGCTTTGGGAGTTTTCGTTTTTTGCCTTTTTTGTTCCCCTTGAAGGGAGAACCATTTTATTTTTCCATGTTTCGAGTTTTTTCGAGTTTATTTAAGCGCCCGTTGAGCTTTTTGAGTTCGCCCTTCATTGCTTTTACCTGATGGGCTAAATATATTTCCTTTTGCCTTGTTATGTCACTGTTTATCTGTTCCCAAACATGGGAAATTGTGATAGCGTATGGGCAACGCTCCCATGCACTATCACAGTACTTGACCATATGGTTTTCCTTGTCTTCCTTGCAGATAAACCGTCTTGACGTGTCCTCACAATATAGAACCTTGTCTTTTTCGTGTCTGTAGTAAGGGCACAAGGTGTAGTGACCATTGTTAGGCAAGATTTCCCCTTTCCGCTTCACGCGTGATTTTGTAGTTGATCCAGTCGTCGAGTTCATCCTTGCTCATGAATTGCTTCCGGATTTGCTCAAGCATGATATAAACATCGGCCATCTCTTCCTGTACCGCCTCAATCCTTCCCTCTCCTGGTCCCTTGTTGTAGCACTTGAGAAGAGCTGCTTCGAGTTCCGAGAGTTCTTCACACGTCTTCACCATCTGATTTCGGAAGCCGTGCTTCCTCAAGATTGAATTCAGCAGCTGTTTTTGTTTCTTCGTGAACATTTATTTCCCTTTCGATTCGATTCATCAAATACAGAAAGAATAACCACTTTGCGCCTTTTCCCTTGTTCTTCACACATTCCTTTTTTAGAATTTTCCACATCTTTTCGAACTTGCTCATTTAATTTCTTCCAGTGCTATTCACATCTATCGCCCAGGTAATACAGTTCCCCAGCACGAAGCCTCTCTTCCGTTGTCTCCGTCAACTCTTCCATGCGGTTAAGAATAGTGCCAAGCTCTTCAGATGAATATTGTTTAAGCTTATCGTGTGCATACCTGATTCCGTCCAAGAATGCCTTTTCTTCGCTTGCCAGCGGCTCTTCCTTTTCTTGATAGATAATATTAAGTCCGTATTCTTCCGCTACTTCGTGCTCGATTCTGCACCCCCTAGCATCTTCCCAGCCGTCGCAAAAATATACTGTGTTGCAACAACTCATCTTGTTAAGCACTAAAGATAATAACCACAAAGGGTCATTATGGTCCGCGTAACTTTGCGGGAAAAGTGTACCAACGACAATATAGCCCTTCATTTCGAGTTTTACTTTTGCACGATCCCACACCATCTGAATTTCTTCTCTTGGTCTATCCTTCATCGGTAAACTAATCATTGCTACTTTTCTCTTTGTCCGCTCAAATGTTTGCATTTGTTATTCCCTCCATTTCTTTTTCTGCTTCATCCAGCTCACAATCTAACTCTTGTGATAACCAATCTTCTCTGCACTTGATGCACATTTCTTCTAATTCCGGGTACAGTCCTCCCCCGCCGTTATTACACAATCCGTATTTCGGTAACTTGTCGCCTTTTTTGTATGGGTGCGTTTTGTAATAATCCATTAGCACTTCCGTTTCGCGGATATATGGACACTTAAAGTAATTCTGCATTACCATTTTGTATTCGGCGTCGGGGAGAGTGCCCCGCAACGCTTCAATCAATCTATCTCTATTTGTCATCTTCAGCCTCCCTAAAAGGGCAACGGTCAGATTTGTTATATCTGACACCTCTGACACCACTCCAACTTAATTGTTCACCGGTGGCTGCACAGAGTTCTAAACACCCACCATCCTGTTGTACCGCGAGGCGAAAGTATTCACACAGCTCACAGTATTTGTGGGAATAGTTTTCTATTCTACTTGCCATCCTCTTCATCCTCCACAAGTTCGCAGTATCTCCATGGCGTGTAATCGGAAGTTCCATCTGCTGTTTTGCTCGTTTTGCCACCGTTCCATGCTGCATACTTTAGTGAGTCGTGCTCGAAGAACCCACTAAAGTACCGTAATCTCCACTTTTCATATTCGCCATCACGAACCCTCACCAGCGTGTCAACGGGGACTTTGGCCCAATCGACTTCGGGCTCTTCGTATTCTTCGTCCAGCCAAAGCTGTAGTGCCGTGCCACAAGTAACACAAGTCATTTTGCAGTAACTTTTTGAGTCCTTTCCGAACATCCGGAATACCTCGTGCTTTTTCACGAATTCACACAGCTTACCGTCCTTCTTGATAACCTTTATCAACTCGTTTTTGTATTTTTCTCTATTCTTCACTATTCTTCCTCCTCACTCATAACCAAGTTGTCGTTGAATAAGAAATCTAAAGCATAACTCATGCCGAATGTCTCAAACATGTATTTTCTGAAAATTGATGTGTTCTTTTCGCAATGACGATGATGATAAATATTAACCTCCAAACAATAATCGTTGTTTATGATGATTTTCTCGTCTGGGATGGCATTTAAGTACGAAATCTCAATCTTACCACGCAAAGTGATTTTATCGTCCTCTCTATGAATGTCTAAAGCTAAAATCTTTTCGCCATCGTTAAGATATAACTTGTAAATTTCTTTCAACTGTTCATCTGTTAGCTGATTTACATATTCCAAACACATGTTATTCCTCCCTCATACTTCTAATATGTTCCAATCCTTGATTGCGATACTCTTCTGCTTCCAGCTTGCACAGCATTATTTCAACTTTGTGGTAGCCTGCCAACATTCCGTAGTGCAGTGTCTTACGATTCCTTCTTCCAGCAAATTCTTCTTCGGTTTCTCTCGCCAAGCGTTCTAATTCTGCTCTCACATCATTAATATCAAGCAACATAAGCAATCCTCCCCATGAAAACCAGTACCAGCATTAGCACTCCCAAGCACGCAAAGCCGAATTCTAAAGCATTAACAAACACAATTAGAAACGTCCTCTCATTAGACCGCTTCTCCGGTTCGAACATTTTCTCGCCTTGTTGCATGAGATCTAACAGTGTTCGCCAGCTCACCTCGCTAACTATTCCATCCGCAATCATGACTTCCGCTGTATCTTTAAGCGATTCCCACATCATTTTGTATTTCAACTTGTCGCCTCCTAACACTCATCTAACACTTATTCCTTGACTAACTTATAACTTCCTAACACGCTTCAAGCGCTTATATTTCAAGGTTTTAACGCATTCTCTTGACTAATTCCTTGACTTTCGTTGACTTAATACATCAACCAATACATCAACCAACACATCAATAGTCTTGAGTAATTTGTTGCGTAATTCTTGAGTAATCACGCAACAAACCACTCAACATGCAACTATCTCAACGGGCAATCGACCATTGCGAACGGCTCATTCCACAACTCGCACTTCGACCATCTGTCACCGAATCCGTCAATCCACACCCGAAAGTGTGCACACCTGTTGCAATCGTTCGGCGTGAACGGTGGTGGAAAGTCCATCCACGCTTTCACATCTTTTGCTTCATAGTAATTCAGTCCGTTCGTTACTTCGAGATTTCCTTCGAAATATTCTTCAATCCAACAGGAAACGACGTAGTTGCCGTCCTGTTCATCGAATACCGTGAAAAGAAGCTCTTCGTCACGTGGTATTCCGCTCAAGTCTCCGTCAATAATCGGATGCCATTTCATCCCCATGTTTAAACCTCCCTGATCCTAATTCCGTACTGATATAACATCAGTTTCCGCTTGATAATGTATTCCTTCGTCCTGAAGCCTTTCACGTCCTCCACAACCGTCTTAATCCCCTCTTCATACTTGAAATCCGCCTTGTAGGAACATTCACGCTCAATCACCTTCCCGTTCTCGTCACGTTGAGTTGGGATAAGCACAAACTTCACTTGTCTGCTCAGGTTCTTAATCACTCCAGCCTTTTCCAGCAGTAGAAGCTCCTGATAGCGGTTTGCTTCCTTCTTCGAGTCGAACACCTGACCGTCAATAACTGTTTTCTTGCTGTTATACTTGCTCACTCCCTCGCCTCCAAATCACAAGTTTCTTCTAAGTATTCGATTTGGTTCATGACCGCAAGCAGAACCTCAATGTCGATAGAATCCTTCTTCTCCTGCAATTCTTCCATTTGCGCTCTCAGTTCACCCCACATCAAACCGTAATCCATGAACATTACTCCGCACCCCCTTTCACTTCAACATCCACCATGTAGCCCAGTGTATGTGCTATCTCAAGAAACTTGTACCACGTGATGTTCTCGCCGTGTTCCCATCTTCGAATCGACTTCACGTCCGAATACACCGCCTCTGCAAGCTCTGATTGCGTTAATCCCTCCGCTGTCCGCATGGTCTTAATCAGCCTTGCTAATGTCATTTCTGTTGCGTCCATGTAATCCTCCTAGTCGTCACTTCTGCACATTCCGTCGATTCCATATGCACACGCCGCATATCCGGAAATGTCGATATAGTTGTCAAGGTGGATTCCTGGAGCCGCAGCTCTCGCCACCTTCAGCAGAATCATCATCATTGCCACATCTTTTGAATTAATAACTACATCGCACCCAGTCGTCTTAAGGTATGTTTCCCACAACGTAGCGATCGCCTGAAAATTGTCCTCTGCATCGCCGTAGCACTCTTGCCTTGCTCCGTTCACAATCTCACATGCCGTCCGCAAGCACTCTTCCCTCTTCTTCTCCATTTTCTCTTTTTCTTTCATTTTGGCCTCCTTTTACTCGTTTTTGTCTTAAGGTATAATTCATCGGCTCTACACTTTTGAGCCGTTCTATGGGCGTTTAAAGCCGTTTTAAGGGTATCTCCGTTGCGAATGATTTCCCTTCATAACTTTTCCACAGCCATTCCTGACCATTCATAGCCATCGCTATTCTTTGATATTCTATGCCATCACTTTTCAACCCTTGTCTTTTCCTTCGCTGAGCAACCCCACGCAACGCCAACGCAGCTCGTTTCTATCCTTGCCCGCGCATTGATATTCTCTTCTAGTCCATCGCTTTACCTTTCTACTCCGTTCCAAGGCGGAACCGCGCTTTTCTATTCCCTTGCCTTACAAGTCGGGTCGTCTCTTTGCCATTGCTTTTCTAAACTTGTCCTCTCGTCACTGTTCCATTACTAATCATTTCTTCGCTATCGCTATGCTTTACCTTCCGTGGCAGTTCTTAACCTCTCTTCGCCATTCCACCGCAAACCTTCTCGCCTCCAACGCTTTACGCTGCTGCTCTTTGCCTTTGCTCTACTACACTGCTCTATTCTCAGCCTTTCTTTGCCTTTGCTGCTCCGTGCTTTGCCATAGCGTAGCCAATCTAGGCCCATGCGTTTCTCTGCTCAGCAACGCCTTTGCTATGCGTCTCCATTCGATTCTAATCCTAAGCTTTGCGTGGCCTTTCCCTTGCTTCGAATTTCAACTCTACTCAATTCCGTTGCGGTTGAAGCCGTGCTACTGCACGACCTCTTCCCAAGTGAAAGCACCTTTTCCGGAATTCCGCCACTGACCGAAACCGTTCAGGATTCCATAGTCAAGCCACTCTTCCACAAGTGCTCTATCGCCGTCCTGAAGCATCAGAATGTCAAATTCAAGTTTCGCTCCCGGCTGTAATGATTCGGAATCGGAAAGCGCTACTCTTTCGCCCTGTGCGGTACTAGCTCTAAGTGGTCTCTGACAATCCCCAATGAAGCCGTAATCCGTGAAAGGGATTGCTCTATTCTGTTTATTTTTCACGTCGGCGAAAACGAAAATTCTCAAATCAATCTGCTTCTTATATGCCTTAAGCTTAGAGCTATGTGTTCCTTTAAGCGTTCTAAGTGCGGAGCACGCACTCTTGAAAAAGCCCTTAACCTGGTAGTTCCATGCGATCGGCGTTCCGTCCTCAAGCTTCGGAAATACGGTCTTTCCCTTCTCCACGACTTCATCTACGCCCAGCATTTCAACCTCTTCCTTCCGAGACATTGCGTCCGGTGCGTTTGAAGCGATATACGTTTCATGAATCTTCGGGTCTCCGGAAGCTGTTCCCAGTACCTCGTCTACGAATGTCAGTCTTACTCTCATTGTTTCCATTTTGTCCTCCTTGCCCGCCTTTTACGGCGGGACTTTTCTTCTCACTGTTCTAACGTCGATTTTTTGTTTGTTTTATCTAAAGTAATAACGGCTAGTTCATTGTGTCCCTGTTCGTCTCTTGATACAGCTTGATTGCGTCCTTTACGCAGTCATAGTGCTTATCCAGCATATCAAGTAGTGTAATCAATTCCTGCAAAGGAAGGCGGACACTCTCTTTCCCTCTGCATAACGCAACTTCCTTTCCCCGGCAGACAATGGTTAGGCAATCTTTCCCAACGTCATCATCCACCCTGTACATTGCGTCGGTTATTGTTTTCTTTCGCACTTTTTCAAGGCTCAGCTTATAAAGCATTATTCCTTCAACCATCTTTCCAGTGTTTCCACCGATTCACCAGTAATCCGTGCGGCAAACTCAATCTTCATTTGTCCTTGTTTGAGTCTCTCCGCGATCCGGTCCCAATCCTTCGGCTTATTCTCATTCGGTGCGCCTACAATCTCACCAAGCGGTAACCCACAGCTTGTCCCTTTATAAGAACTGATGAAGTCATGCGCTTCTTTTGCTCTTCCGGCAAGAAGTCCGGTGATTGCTAATGCTTCACTTTTCGGCAGTATTACTGTTTTTCCCCATCCACTGAACGCAACCTCTTCCCCATCGACAACACATGTGAAGCGCTTCTCAACTCCATACTCTCTATCGTCGTCGTAGCGATAATACCTGTCTGTCCCCGCTCTAAGTTCGCCTAGTCCTCCACTAATTAGCATTGAGAAGAGCCTCCCTTCTGCGGAACTCCGCTCTCACCGCTTCTCTCCGTCTGCTGTCACCCTCCATCTTTATGGGGTGGCACCGTTCGAGAATTCGGTCGTATAATCTTTCGTCCATCGTATCGGTTGATTTCTTGAATTCTGCAATCGGTATATTTGTTGTGATGATAAGCGGTGTTTTCGCCTCATAGCACATGTTTATCACCTTGTAGACAAGCTCCTTCATTGTCGATGTTTGCCGCTCGATTCCGAAGTCGTCTATCACAAGCAGTCTATGTCTTACAAGCTTCATGAGTTTTTCGACCTTCTCATAACCCTTCAAGCCTTCAAGCTCTTCTGCGATGTATGAGAAGTTCGTGAAGCGTGCCGTGTAGCCGTTCTGAAGCAGTGAATTAGCTATTCCTGCGGCTATTGTGGATTTCCCCGTTCCTACTCCGCCAGTGAGCAAAAGTCCTATCCCATCCCTCGAAAAGTCCTCGAAATGGTCAACGTAGCCTTTCGCCTTATCCACATACTCGTTCTCTTCAAGCTCTTCAAGGGTTCGACTGTATGCCCTCTTCTGCTCTTCTCCGTAATCCTTAAAGCAGCACTTTGTGTTCCTTTGGATAATCACCTCTCGTTTTCGCCGCTCTTCAAGGTTTCGTGACTCTTCCACGCACTTACACCCGGGCTCCACAATCAGAAGTCCCCTCTTCGTGTGAATCATCACCTGTTTCGGCGTGTTGCACACCGAACAATAAATAGTCCCGTCCCGGACGTATTCGTTTTCTCTTAATTCTCTCATTCGTTCTCCTTCCTGATTTTTCCATTCAATGCCGGTCCAAACTACTCCTTCACTCCGCTTTTCGATTCAGTTCATTTCCCTTGCGGCTCAATCCGGTTCCTCCGCAAAACCGATCGCTACAGTGCTATCCCATAGCCACTCCCCACCATTCAAGACAATTCCTTCGCCAACTCTTGGCTCCTCTGAACTTTTCCGCTACTTGTCTTGTCCAAGCTATTCCGTAACAACTCTTGTCGACTCTATGTTTTTCCCATGCTATTCTCGGCTATTCGCACCGTTTCTTCGCCAAAGCAATTCGCGTCTTTTCGGCACTCATCTTTTCCAGCACAATTCTTCTCAAATCCACCGCCCATTCCTTTCTCCGCACTACGATTCCGCCACAGTTCGTCTCATTGCCTTTGCTTATCTATGTAATGCCATATCGAAGCTACTCTCTGCAGATACTTCCCATAGCGTGTCGTGTCCTCTCATTTCCTCCGCTTTTCCTGACTTCTCGAAGCCTTTGCCGTTCTAGGCATTTCTTATCCCTTCCGTTGCCTATCGGATCGTCGCTGTACTTTTCCATGGCTACCCAACGCCATTCCACAACCCTTAAAACAAATCGTCTAAGTCGGTTTTGCTATAATCAAGCTTCGGATTCATTGGCGGTGTATAGTTCTCGTCGAGATAATCTATGTATCCGCTGTTGAAGAATGTGCTTCCGTTCTGCGCTTGTCTCCACTCGTCCTTCTTCAAGTCCTCAAGGTATCTATCAATGGCACGTTTGACATTATCCCAACCGTGGCTCATTAATCGTTCCTTTGACTTCTCGGACACTTGACCCTTCCCACGCTTGTTAGGGTAGTACTGCCATGCTCTTTCGAAGAACTCTTCGGGGGTCTCTTCAGGTGATTCAGAACACGAATGCACATTATTAGTATCTCTAGTAATATTATTAGTATTATTATTTATATTTAT